AGGATACGTTGTCCTACTTTGACAAGCTAGCTCAACAGGGCTAATATGCAATAATAAGAGTATGGGCTTAGCGGGAAGCTTTGATACCATACCGCCCACAAGGCCACCCCAGTTCAGTCTGGAGCATATCTGATAAAGTGTGTGGCACTCAAGGGATCCTTCGGGGTCCCTTTTTTTATCTCTTACTTCTATAGGTTATTTAGCCATAAGCGTTTTGGAGAGTATCGCCAACTCTATTTTTAGGTTGGGTATTGACTATTGTATTTTGAACAGTAGACTTCTTACTATTATCAGCTACAGCTACTGTACTATTTGATGCTCTAAGGCTTGCTAGATTTGCTTGTCCTTGCGCATTCTCAGCTGATGTAGTCTTAATCTCTTCGCCTTTCTCATTCATACCATCACCTTGAATTTTCATAGAATCGATTTGGGCATCACCAAAGGATTGTACTTTATTAAATCCTTTCATAAAGGCCTCACCCGGAGTATCACCACCCGGCCAAGCGGCGGCTAATCCAGCCACAGCACCCGCAGCAACTGCAAGTGGAAAGGTAGCGATCTTCTTAAAGATCTTTAGCAATTCAAAGCCTACATTTGCTATTGTAGCACCAATACCAATGTCAGCAATAGAATCCTTAATACTACCAATAAACCCTACAATAGTATCAGTAATAGAAGTAAATAGATTGCTGATCATATCAGAGAATGAGAATGAATTAAGTTGTTCAGCGAAGTTCTCAAAGCCTAACTTCGAAGCAATCCAGCTTACTCCACTCTTTAATAGATCAAGAGGCATACCAATTAAACCAGTAAGCAATCCAGATATACCACCAAATAGTCCGCCAATAATACCTTCAAGAAATCCTTTGTCTTTATACTTATCGAAACCAGACAATGCGCCTTTGAATGTATCAAATACACTCATAAGAACCGTAATTGGAACAAATAATCGACCAAGTATTCTACCAAAGCCAAATGCCGCTTTAGTAACGCTTCTCATTATTTTCATTACTCTACCAATGACTTCACCAACAGCTTTCATTGATTTACTAGAGCCACCACTAGGAACTAAAGCTTTAATAGAACTAAGTGCGTTTTTAATTCCATCTACCGGCGCTAATACGTATGCTTTAAATGATCTTAGCATACCTGCCATAGCTTTAAACGGTTTAGCAAGAGTACCTAATAACTTACCCATCTTACCAAAGAATCCAAGCTTACCAAACTGACCAGTGGCAGTTCTAAACACTTTTAATCCAGAGAAACCGGCTGCAAATGCGGCTTTCATATTCTTTAAACTATTAGTAACTACCTTAAATGTACTAGCAATTGATTTACCAATATTACTAGTCCTAGCAACAAAACCAGCGTTAAACGACTTAAAGAATCCACCTATAGCTGAAGTAAACGATTTGACAAAGGGTATCTTATTGAGTAGTTTAAAGACTCCACCAAAGAGTGTTTTCCATAAACGTAATACTGACTTAACTATTGGTCCCACAGCTTTAAGAACGCCTTTAGTTAATATCTTACCTAGTTTAACAAATGATTCAGTAATACCAAAAACAACACCAGCAGAAAGGCCAAGTAAGATCGTGGGAATAGACAATAGACTAGTAAAAGCTCCTTCTGCAACACTATCGATCTTACCAAGATCTTTAGTATTGTCAGCAATATCACCAAGAATATCGATTAGTTGCTGAGCTCTTGCATTAGCTTCTTTACGTTCTTCGGCTTTAAGACCAGAATCGCCAGAAAGAGTAGCCAATAACTTTTCAAACTCACGAGTTTGTTCAGATGTTAGGTCATTACCTTTCTCTTGCAATACAGCTGATAGTTTAGTTTGCGATTCAATAGATTCTGCAGCTGCCTGCTCTTCTTCTTTCGCTTTAACCATCGTTTGTATAAGCTGATCTAGTTTATTGTTACGATCTTCGCCTTGTTGTTCTGCGTCTTTAGCCATGAGTGTCTACCTTTATTTTTTGTTACCAAAGTTCTGTGTTCCAAAGAACGCAGCAACTATACCAGCAACAGCTACAAAGTATGTTGGTGCCATACTTCCTAATGTCTTTTGTGCTTCATCTAAACCAACCAAAGTTGCAAGTACTACAGCAAATGGATATAGTAATAAACCACCTAATGCAAACCATGTCATTTTACGTTGTGCATCACGCATAGCATCTTGATCATCAAGCTCTTTACGTTTAAATTCAAGGTACATAGCTTCTTCTGCTTTAGATACCTTACCATCGCCATTACTATCTGCTGGGTGATGGATCTTTTCCAATTCTTCAGACATTATTATCTCCTTTGTTCCTTCTTAATTCGTTCGTTCTCTTCTTTAATCCAATCTTGCAGAAGAGCAATGTATATTTCCCTCTCCCACGGCAACATATTATCTAGCTCTGTTAGGCTATATTGATGATGTTGCATCATCGTAAAGTTAGTCTTATAATGATTGACTAAACTATCATGAGAGAGGCCTATGTAAAAAAACTTTGTAGTCCCCTCAACTCAGTCTTGTTATCCACACCACATGATGAGCATTTGTATTCTATAACAGACTTAAGTGCTGGCATATTCTCAAAGAAATCTTGAATCTTTACAAATTGACTAGAGGACATTGATTCAACAAACTCTCTAACCTTTTTAGGACCCTCATCTTTTGCAAGATATACTCCTTCTTCGTCAAATATATTCTCAATACAAGCCTGTATGATACTAAATGCTGTTTCTACTGTTTCTTCAGTATTACTTTCTATAGCAGAAACGTCATCAAATGATGGGTAACGCATAGTAAGTCCAACATCATCTGTAATCATAATAACGTTATTTGATTCAGGTACCTCAACATTAATATCACTAAAATCAATAGTATAATCATTTGCATGTTCGCATGAATCACATTTAACTTTAAGGTTAATGCTTTCACCAACTGATTTAGATCGTAGTTCTAGGAACATATGTTCTACATCAAATACTGCTAACTTATTAACATCGATATCATCAAATACACATGACTTAATAATATCCTTTGTTGCTCTTACAATTTGTTTTTGATCGCTTGTCTCCATAGCCATCATTAATATCTTTTCTTCCTTAACAAGATAAGGTCTATATGTTACCTTTTGTCCTGTTGAGGGTATCACGGTCTCAAACCGTGAGCTATCTAGTTTTGGTAATGCCATTCTATTCTCCTAATTATATACTTAAATTATATTAAATACCAAGTGTTGCAGCAGCGATACTTGCTGTAGATAAAGCTGTATCTACTATATCCTCTGGTACATAGTTTTCGTAACTCAAAGTCACTGTCATTTTCTGGATAGTGTTCTCACTATTGTTATCCAGATTTATCGCACCTATAGTAACAGGGAATGCACCCTCTAATCTTACACTATAGATTGGAATATTTTGCTGATTTAATTGTTGTATAACAATATCAGTCGTAAAATCTTTTTTGTAGCCTGCTCTATACTTCTCAACGTCAAAGATACCTGTTGCCCATGCATCAAACATCTTTTTGATATAGTAGTCATTAGTAAGAATAAATGTCATACTAATATCTTCATTAATAATAGAGTATGGAATCTTAATTGCTTGACGTTCGGCAGTATAATCTATTGTTGTAATCTGCCGACCAGGAAGACTAACTGATTCGCATAGTATTGCAATATCTCTTGGATCTGGTATAAGATTCTTTGGTGATCCACCACTAATAGCATTCTTTGCAAGGTCACCAATCAAACTACTAGTATCCTGATTAAGTAATGACCTAACGCTGTTGGCTGTTGGAGGAGTAAAGAATACATTAAAGCGGTTTTGCATTGCAACTCCGCCTTTCTTTGCTATAGTTGCCTTTAGGTTGTCTATACTGTTCATGATGCGTATTGTTTCCTTGAGTATCTCCAAACAGATTCTGCTTTAACGCCTTTGAACTGTTCTGTTGGTAAGAATATTGCAATAGGCCATTCAGTCATAGGGACACGTACTATACGTGACTTAACATGGTCCATTAAGTAATGCTTAAAACATGGTGCAAATTCTTTATATTTCTTAGCACCAACTATAGTTGCATAACGTAGTTTCTGCAATCGTGTAGTATCATTCATAGTCTTAGGGGCTAAGTCCATCATTGCATCTAAGAACCGAGCACGTACTCCTGGTGATAGATAGTGCAAGTTCAGTCCATAGAAACCACCAGGTGCGGGTTCTACCATGATTGCTAGAGGGAATCTATCATAGTATGGTAGAGTTGCTTTGTGCTTAGGATCATAGAAATACATCATCATATCGCCAACTCTTGGATTTGTTGTAGGTTCTAATGCAGTATCCTTAAGCACTGTTCTTGGATTGGTATCACCCAACTTCTTAACGTTGCGCTTAAACCAGTTTTGAGCATCCTTAGTCCTAGGTGTTACCCCAGCTCTAAATGCTTGCGATTGTAGTGTATCAAAAAGTGAATTTGCCATATAACTATTTATAACTCTTCTTCGATTCGTTAATCATCTTAACACCGATATTTTTCAAGGTGTCCTCAGTCCATATCTGAAACTTCCATCCACGTGACTTAGCATAGTGCTGAGCCGCAGTCCATTTAGATGTGTTCTTAATATATGTAGTAACTTCAGCAAGATACTTCTTAGTCTTCTTACGAGTACTCTTAGGTGGTATAGTCTGCTTCTTAGGTTTGATTTCAACAAGGATAACTTCACCATTAGTCATCTCAATCAGCATATCAACAAAGTATCTATGTATTCGACCATCAGTGTTGCACTTATATGGTATAACAATCTCTTCGCTATTCCATCGAACTATCTGTGGATTAGCCTCAGCCCATCTCATTGCATTACGTTCCCATAGGGATCTATATGTTACCTTAGTAGGATCTCCAGCATATTTCTTTTTGTTCTTTACTGTGTACTTACCCTTGTAAGCGCTTGCGTAAGCCATATAAATAGTTCTATAGTTATTAATGTATTAGTATTTATATAGGTAGACAAACACATGACAATCTTAACATTCCCTGAGACACTCAGGTCAAAAGTATCCGAAGATGGATTTCCACACGTATCATTTTCAATGGCAAGAAAAGGAGTTCCTGAGTTCACTCAGATTCACTTGTTCGTCCCAGTGGGTATAGGATCTAATGACGGTATGAACTACGGGTCTGCTGAATTAGGAGTTGGCGGTGCTATTTCAACTGCAGCATCAGGAGGTGGAGAAGTAGGAGGAGCTGACATTATAGCTGCTACTACAAAAGCATTCAAGAGCGGGGGTGGTGCAAATCTTGCAGCAAGTGCTGAACTGAAGAGTGGATTGATAGTTAATCCCTATACTGCAACGACATTCGAAGGAGTCAATGTAAGACAATTCGAGTTTGCATTCAAACTTGTACCTACATCAGCTGCAGAATCAGTAACAGCTCATGATATAGAAAATGCGTTTAGAAAGTATATGTATCCAAAGGATATAGGTGCAGGATCGTTAGAGTATCCACCTACGTTTCGTATCAAATTCATGGCCGGTGGTAAGGTCAATAAGTATATGCCAAGAATCATAGATACATACCTTACTGGAATGACTGCAAGCTATAATGCGACAGGTAATTCCTTTCATGCAAACGACGGTAAGCTAGGAGCTGCACCAGTA